TTGCCTAGCTGGTCAGAAGTCAACCTTTACATGCCTAGATGTAGCTGTATCTCTAGGCCTGTACCTGGCTGATAAGAACAAGGGAGCGTTCAAGGATACTTTCTTGACCTTCTCAGGTAAGCCTGAGTTATTGCATCTAAAGGGTGATATCATCCAGAAGTGTAATCAGATGACTAAGTCTAAATGGGAGATGAATACCAACCTGAGCGCTGCTATTCAGAAGATTCTGGATGTAGCTGTAAAGGGCAATGTCTCACAGGAAGATATGCCAAAGATGCTTTTGGTTCTATCAGACATGCAGTTTGACCAATGCGCACGCCTTGATGATTCTGCTATTCAGATGATCGAACGTAAGTACGAAGAAGCTGGATACGAAATGCCAAAAATTGTGTTCTGGTGCTTGAACTCAAAAGACAACGTACCTGTGAAGTACAACAAGCAGGGTGTTGCTCTGGTATCTGGCTTCTCGCCAAGTATTGTGAAAGCAGTACTATCTGCCAACATGAACGACTTCACTCCAGAAGCAATCATGTTGAAGACTGTGATGGTTGATCGTTACGCGATTGCCTGACCTACTCTTAAACGAGTAATGAGAGGGCCCTAGTGGCCCTTTCTTTTTATATAAAATAAATAACGGAGGATGGGCCGGATGGTAAGGCAGCGGTTTGCTAAACCGTAGATCAGTTAAAATGGGTCAGTGGGTTCGATTCCCACATCCTCCGCCAAGTATGCCCCCTGTGGCCAAATTGGTATAGGCAGCTCTCTCAAAAGGAGTGTTATGTATCTCGGTTCGAGTCCGAGCAGGGGTACCAAGATTAATGTGTAGGTGACCGAACGACTAGGTAGCAGTCTGCAAAACTGTTTCAAGTGGGTTTGACTCCCACCCTACACTCCAATTAAGAGGTGAGTACAATCATGCTAAAGAATAAAATAGATGTTAATGAAATCAGAACATATGTAGATCAGTGTGGACCAAATACAAAGCTATATCTTGGCTGCGACTCTGAGCGAGTTCTTGTGAAAGGTCAATGGTATGCTGACTATATTCTAGCAGTGGTTGTACATATTAATTCATGCAACGGTTGCAAAATCTTTGGTGCTACAACAAGAGAAAGAGATTTTGATCAACGTAAAAATAGACCTGCTATTCGTCTAATGAATGAAGTTTATAAAGTAGCAGAATGCTATCTAGAATTAGCACAGGTGTTTGAAGATCATGAGATCGAAGTTCACCTTGATATTAACCCTGACGATGAGTATGGTTCAAGCTGTGTAGTATCTCAGGCTATTGGTTATATTAGAGGGGTATGTAATGTTGTACCCCTGGTTAAACCAAGAGCATTTGCTGCTTCATACGCAGCAGATCGTCTGAAGGGTCTTGGTTTGCTGGCAGCGTAGCAGCCAGTCAATGCAGGGGATAGTGTACCGGTGCGCACAACTGTCTGTGAAACAGTAAGATAGGGTTCAACTCCCGTCCACCTGCCCAGTAATTTGCACCTTTAGCTGATGTGGTCATAGCGGCGGTCTGAAGAGCCGTTGAAGTTGGTTCGATTCCAACAGGGTGCACCAAAAGAATCTCAGTAGTGTAACGGCAGCATTACAGTCTCCAAAACTGTCGGTGGGGGTTCGAATCCCTCCTGGGATGCCAAATTAAAACAAGCAACAGAAGCAAAGACTACTTTACAGTAGATTTAAATTAGCCCTTATGCTATAATCAGTAGCGTAAGGGCTTTCTTATACCATTCAAAGGAATTTTAGAGTAATTATGAACGAATATACGCCGGATGTATGGCACATCCTTAAACTAGAAGGATATTCTAATTCAGAGGGCCCTGTATATAAAGTACTGGCAGGCTGGTACGGAGGATTTACAGGAAGCGATTCCTGGAAACTTAACAGCGGTATTACCGAGATAGTGGATCAAGGTGATTACTACGACATCAAAGGATATTCTGGTAGCGTTTATAAATGTTACAAAGGAATTGAAAGGTTTTCAGGTCTTACATCAAGTATGCTAACATACTGGCAAAAAGAATCTAATATTAAAGTTGAAGCAATAAGTATTGAAGATACAATTAAATTTTTAAAGGAGTAAGTTATGCCAGGCGTGTTTCTCGTAAGTGATACACACTTTGGTCACGCTGGTGTTTGTCGCTTCATGCGTGATGATGGTGTTACCAAACTTCGTCCGTGGGATAGTCCTGAAGAGATGGATGAAGAAATGGTAAAGAGGTGGAACGAAACTGTTCGACCAACCGACAAAGTCTATCATCTGGGTGACGTTGTTATTAATAGAAAAGCACTTAACATTCTTCCTCGCCTGAACGGTGATAAAGTTCTTATTAAGGGCAATCATGATATCTTTAAACTGGAAGATTATACTAGACACTTTAGAGATATTCGTGCTTATCATGTGATGAACAATATAATTCTTAGTCACATTCCTATTCATGCTGAGTCTAAAGGTAGGTTTGCTGGTAATATTCACGGACATCTTCATTCAAATAGAGTGAAAGTAAATGATGTAATTGATCCTTGGTATCACTGCGTCTGTGTCGAACAAACAGACTTTAAGCCAATTTTGTTTGAGCATGTCTTGAAAAGGATGGAAAATGAACGTGATGAGTTGGCTTCAATACAGCGATATATCGATTAGTATTAGTCTAAACCCCGTCAGATGGCTACAAGCAGAGCTATCTTTGACGGGGCCTGATGATATGAATCCTAAGATGAGAGCATTTTATTTTAGAGCGCTCTTCCTAACAGTACAGGCAGTAATAGATGACGGGAGTTGGTAATGTTTATTTTAATGCTACAGCTTAGAGAAAAACTAGGCGACGTGATGCTAATTCCTATTGTGCTATATCCGCTACTTTTTATTTGGTCGCTCAATACATTATTTGCTCTTGAAATACTTTACTCCTGGAGTACATATTTTGCATCTTGGGCTATTCTTCTTATTTTTGAACTTGGAGTTATGCAATGACAACAAAACACACACTTACATTTGATCATGATCTTTATTTCTGCAGTGATGCAAATGAACCTGTAGTAGCTTTTCATATTGAAGGTACAAACGGGAATAGTGAAAATGCTATCTGTACTATCCCTCTGAGAGAAATTTTAGTTGGTGGAGCTATTCAGGCATATGAAAACTTGTCTGGAAACGGTATGAGGGCGCCCTGGATGCATCGTGACGATAAAGCAAATGAAATGAACATTCCTATTATGATGAGGCGATGTGCTGATTTATATGAGCAGGTACTTGGAAAGTATAATACAAATTAAAAAGGGGCCCAGAGCCCCTTTGTCTTAACGTGTTGCGATGTACATTGTTACTTCGAAACCATAACGCATTTCAGTTGCTTGAGGTGTAGTCCACTTCATAATTTGCTCCTTATTATAATAAGCACCAGAAGACCTGGTGTAATTATATAGAACAAAACATTTTCTCATTACGTAAGGAAAATCATTAAAAAGGTATAAAGAATTATCTGCTAAGTCTTTCTTTGTATCTTTGTTCCTGCTCTTGCCAATACTTTCTATTACGCTCAGAAATAATGAGATCATAATTTGAAACCTTTTCAGGAATCCACCCGTCACCAAACTCAGGATAATTTTCCTTACGACTTTCTACTACCAGATACAAGCAACCTAGATAGAATATTACTACTGATATAATTCCAGTAAGGGTGTACAGCTTTACTTTAAGTTTTTCACGTTTACGAAATGCTTTTTCTTTTTTTATTCTATCTTGAATAATGTGCTGTTGAATTAATGATTTCTGTTCTTTACTCAGAATCTTCATCATATCTTCAACATCTGTCCACAGCGCACCGAGCTCTGGAGGACTTTGATATACCATAATCTCACGCAACTCTGCTCCCATGGCTTCGAGTTGCTTCTTCATTAATACACGTTGCAAGGCGCGCTTACCTAGACTTACATCGCCAGTATAAACTTCAGTCTTACTTCTTTTTTCTTCTTCTTCTAATACAGTCAAACACTTATAATAGTTATCGTAATATACACCAAGGTGCTCACCAATCTCTGAATATACATTCGTAGTGTCACCGGCTTTTTTATTAAGCTCGATTACACGGTTTTTTTCCCGAATGTATTGATTCTTTTCAGTTACTGTAGGAGGCTTATCAGGAGGATGTCTTTTAGCAAACTGCTCCTCTAGATCTTTTAGAACTGCCCTAACATCCCCAGCTGCACCCTTTATATCTTTGTACAGCTGGCAGCCCTTCTTTACAGCAGTTACAGCTGTACTGGCTAGCGCAAAGAGGGTTAGGGGATCCACAAAATCTCCGGTTGATTTTATTAAAGAAATAATATACAATAATAAAATATGGAGTCATTTGTCCGCTTAATATATATGGATGTCACAAAATAGAATAGAGACTAAATGAAAATACAAACAGCCTTCATACTATACCATGACAGCCCGGTGGCAATGAAAAATTTAAAAGCCTGTGTAGAGTCCTGTAAGGAACATGGAGTAAACCCAGTTCCTTTTCAGGGTGTAAAGTGTATCGATCAAGAATATGCTAAGTCACAGACACGCCTTACAATAGATAGGTACTTTCATGGTGAGACAGAATGTACTATTGGTCACGTTAAAATTTGGGAATACATATCTGCTCTACCTCACGGAATATATGCAGTGTTTGAGAACGATGTTATAGTGGTAGGAGAGATGCCTGACATTCAGCTAACTGATGAGCAGGTAGCATTTTTAGGTTTTCGTGTGAGGGAAAGAGATCAATATATCTTTCCTAAAGGTGAAGAAACCGATCTCATCCCTACAACCAATTTTGAAGGCGCACACGCTTATGCACTCACACCAGGCAGTGCAAAGAGACTCCTTCACATGCTAGCTACAATGGACGATAATCATGTTGATTCTCCTGTAGATGGACTGCTGGGAATTAATAACAGATATAAATCAGAATTATTGATTGTAGATCCCCCACCTGTTGTATGTTGGGTTCGTGAGACTAGATCGTTCTCTAATACTGAACCAGCCTCATATAACATTCAGCCCACGCCCAAATTTTTAAGTGGCATTAATTTAAGAGAGAGCTATAATATTAATAGAGCCGATCAAAGAATGACCTGGCAATATTGGGTATAAAGGAGTCATAAATGGGTGAAGCATTTTGGGGTGTGTTGTTGATGACGTCGATCGCATCAACACCCGGCCAGTTTGGTGAATTGTATCAGGCAGGTTCTGTTACCAGAACCGCTTATGAGAGCAATTGCTGGCAGTGTAATGTTGGTATCGGAATGTCTAGCATTGAACAATGGAAATTCCAGCAGCAGTATAAATCAGATTTGGAGAGAGCTAACCGTGAAGCTCTCCCTTACGTAGACCCTAAAAATTATAAAGTTTATGTGTACAACAAATAGTAGTGGATTTATTTTTAATAAGCTACTACAATACGGAATCCTGTGCGGATGGGTAGTAGGTACCCTTTACCTACGTCATTATAATGAGGAAACTTAATATGACTAAGTTGGATAGCCTGTTGCAGGCTTTTAAGAACGGTGAAGAACTCACCGAGAACCAGATCGCTAGCCGTTTTGGCTTTGCATCTACTGGTGCCGCCCGCGCATCAGTCTCAGCTCTTCGTTACAAGGGCTTTTCAATCTACGCTAACAAGCGTACCAATAGTAAGGGCGACACCCTTACTAAGTACCGTCTTGGTACACCTTCTCGCGAAGTTATCGCTGCTGGCTATCGTGCTCTTGCAGCTGCTTAATTAAGCGGTCGGGCGCAGGGACGGTATTCTGCCGTCCCTGCTTTTTCTTTTTTAGAGGTATATAATATGGGTATCGTAACAGAATTTGATAAGCAGAATCTTTCTGAAGTACGTGAGTGGCTTAAAGGCCTCCTCCATGAAGGTGTGGTTGATGTTACTTTTAAAAAGACATCTGGTGAGGAGCGTGTAATGAAGTGCACACTACAAGAGACCGATGGAATGGATTATGAGAAGAAGACTGATCGTGTAAAGAAAGAAAATGATGATACACTGGCTGTCTTTGATGTAGAAAAGAATGGGTGGCGCTCCTTCCGCCTAGATAGTATTACACGAATCGAATTTACGATTGGTAATGGTAATTAATGGGAGTTAATAATGTCTAGTATTGCTAAAGATGAAGTGTCCCAGAATGCAATGGGCGGTACAGAGTTGATGAAGTATGGACTTGAGAAGCGAGTTGATCCAGAAATCCTCAAGCACTTTCATATTACAGCTAGCCGCTATCGCGGCGGTGATCCAAATAAAATTAACCTATATTGGTTGCATGATCTGCCTGGTGATCCAGAATCAGATCATCTTAAAGCAGGTGGTTGGAATAAATTTGAACGATTAATCTTTGCATCTAATTGGCAAATGCAACAGTATGTCGGGCACTACGGTATGCCCTGGTACAAATGTCTTGTAATGCAGAACGCTATCGACCCTATCGAAATCGATTGGGATAAGAAAGTAGAATCTGCTAAAGAAAAAATCAAAATCATTTACCATACTACTCCTCATCGTGGATTGAATATTCTTATTCCGGTCTTTGATGAACTATCTAAGAAGTATGATAATATTGAGCTTGATGTTTACTCATCCTTTAAAATCTACGGGTGGGAACAGCGCGATGAACAATATCAAGAGCTGTTTGAGTTCTGTAAGAGTCACCCTAAGATCAACTATCATGGGTCTGTTCCTAACGAACAAGTAAAAGAAGCGTTGAAGGAAGCACATATCTTTGCTTATCCATCTACATGGCCTGAGACGTCTTGTATCAGCTTGATTGAAGCTATGTCGGCTGGATGCTTGTGCGTGCACTCTAACTATGCCGCTCTTCCGGAAACTTCTGCTAACTGGACTTGGATGTATCAGTATCAGGATAATGTTAGCGATCACGCTAACGTATTCTACGGTATGCTTGAAAATGCTATTAAACAATATACTAGTGAAAGCGTTCAGCGTCGTGTAAAGAATGCTAAGAACTATACTGATCTGTTCTATAACTGGGATCTAAGATCCGTACAGTGGACCCAACTTCTTAACTCTATTCTACACGCAAAGGGAAAGATTCCAAATGTCGAGAGTAGCGACGCTTGATGAACGTATGATGGGTCCGGAACCTGTGTTCCGTGATCCCATTCGAGATAATGAGAAGAACGTTGTATTGGGTCGTGCTTTGACCTGGTACAACTATTTTTATGACTCAAAGAAGTGCATTCCTTGGGTACACGAATACATGAAGCGCAACGGATATACTAAGGATGACATTAAGTATATTAAGCGTCTTAAAGACCATGTCGTAGGTTCTACTCTTTCATCCCTCTGTAAGATCGTTCTTAATAACGGCGATGTTCTTCCTAAGTCTTCAAAGCAATGGATGGCTGATCGACTTTATCACTGCATTGAGCTTGGTAAGAAAGAAAAAGAAGAAGAGGTAGTAGAAGAGGCCCCTAAGGTAGTAGTTTCTATTCAAGACAGAATGAATGCTCTTGCTGGGCGTCTTCTTGAAGATATTGAGGGGGAAGTAGATGAGTTTATAGTTAAGGTAAAATCTGACTTTTCACTCTACAAGTTTCTTCAATCAAAAGAATGCAGTGCGCAGGTTGCAAGGAAGATTGCTGACTACTATAGACCCACCTTCGAAGAAGTAACCGACGCCCTTAATAAGGTAGATCCACAGCTTGTAGAAGGATACTCTCATCTAACGACTGCCGAGCTAAAAAGAACTGTAGCTTTTTATCAAACTCTTGTCGAGGATGCTGATAGGTTTGCTGGTAATAAGAAGACTATCAGAAAGCCTCGTAAGAAGAAAGAAAAGTCGGCAGCTCAACTATCATCTAAGGTTAAGTACCTGAAAGAGTTTGCTGAACTTAAACTAGTGTCTATCGATCCTGCCAATATAGTAGGAAGCAATCAGTTGTGGCTGTACAACACAAAATACAGAGTACTGTCAATGTACGTATCGTCTTCTACAGCAGGCCTATCTTTAAAGGGTACCACCATTCAAGGTTTTGATGAGAAGGCATCTATTAAGAAGAAGCTTCGCAAACCAGAACAAACTCTCAAGCAGGTATTAGATGGGGGAAAGATTGTTCTCAGAAAATTGATGGATGGTCTAACTACTGCTTCCTCAGAATGCAATGGTCGAATCAACGAGGAAACTATTCTACTAAGAGCTATTAAATGAAAACGTTTGATGAAGGTATATTAGAAGGAAATGTTAAAAAACTTCAAGAAGAAGTAAAATCCCTTCAAGCTCGTATCAATGAACTCGAAGAAGAAAATAAACAGATGGAGGGGATGTGGGTTAATCTCACCCCCTTCATTGAAGGTGTCTTTGATAAGGATGAGTTCGTGAGACGAGTTCTTTACTCCGCAGGTAACATTCAAAAAGGGATGTTATCAGACTTCCCTCCACAAATTTAAGTTGATTTTTTAATCAGAAGCCAATATTATATAGTGACATAATATTGGAGAACAACTATGATCATTCTTGACCTTAATCAAGTCATGATTTCTAACTTGATGGCGCAGATTGGTAATCACACCAATACCCCTATCGAAGAAGATCTCATTCGACACATGGTGCTTAATAGCATTCGCTCACTGAAGGCTAAATTTTCTGAATACGGTGAGCTCATCATTGCTTGTGACGATAAACGTTACTGGCGCCGAGAAATTTTCCAACCATACAAAGCCCATCGTAAGAAGGCTCGTGAAGAGTCTGATCTAGATTGGAATGCTGTGTTCAATTGCTTGAATAAAATTCGAGATGAACTGAAAGAGTATTTTCCATATCGTGTTATTCAAGTAAGCGGTGCAGAAGCTGATGATGTTATCGGTACACTTGCTCATGAATACGGATCAGTTCTTGCATCGGGTGAAAAGATTCTAATTCTGTCTGGTGATAAAGACTTTCAACAGCTACAGAAGTTTGGTAATGTTCAGCAGTTTGATCCTGTACGTAAGAAGTTTATCAAAGCTGGTGATCCTGAAAGATTCCTTCAAGAGCATATCATGAACGGAGATCGGGGAGATGGAGTTCCTAACTTCCTATCACCTGATAATAGTATTATTGATGGAATCAGACAAAAGCCTCTAACCTCTAAGAAGCTAGATAATTGGATAGGTAAGCAACCAGAAGAATTTTGTACTGAGGAAATGCTTAGAAATTACAAGCGTAATCAGTTGCTTATCGATTTGACCTATATACCTATAGAGATCAAGAACACTATTCTCGATCATTACAACCAGCAAGCAGGAAAGTCACGTGATAAACTGTTTAACTATTTTGTACATCACAAATTGAAAAATTTGATGGAAAACATAAGCGAATTTTAATATGCAGACGTTACATACTATTCTGACTAAAGTGTCAGAGCTCGAGAACACAGAACATAAGATCCAAGCGTTGCTCCAACACCCTAAGGGGGCAGCCATCAGAGAGATTTTCAAGTACACATATGCCCCATATATTGAGTGGGCTCTTCCAGACGGCGAACCTCCATATAAGCCTTGCGACCCGATCAACATGGAGTCCAGGCTCATTTCCGATATACGCAGACTGTATCTATTCGTAAAGGGTGGCAATGATAACCTTAAGCCACTCAGACGAGAGACACTGTTTATTGAAATGCTTGAGTCAATTCATCCCGATGACGCCAAGCTTTTACTAGCAGTGAAAGCGCGCAAACTTCCTTATAAAGGCTTTACTAAGAAGTTTGCATCCAAAGTGTACCCTGAACTGATGCTTGAGGGAGAAAATGAGCAAGTCACGTAAAGATTATATTCAAAAGTATTTCGATTTTGATGATGATTTCAGTGAAGTTAGAGTAAAAAAGTACAACCACAACAATGCATTAAAGCATAGTAGTGATAAATTTAAATCCAGGCGCTTCAATAGCGCCATCAAGCAACGTGATATAAAAGCGTTGCTTAGATTGTCGGAAGATATCTAGAAAAATGCCAACGTATAATTTACGTAATAAAGCCACCGGCGAAGAGTTTGAAATGTTTTTTTCATCTTGGACTAAAAAGGACGAATATCTCGCGGCCAATCCTGATATTGAGCAACTCGTCGGTTCCATCAACATAGGAGACCCCACGAGATTAGGATTAAGGAAGCCCGATGACGCCTTTAGAGATCGCTTACGAGACATCAAGTCAAAATTCCACGGTAGTAACATTAACACGTTCTAACAGATTAACAAAAAGAGAAAAGCGATTATTAAAACAGCAAGGTGTGATTGACGATAATAACCACCTCGTCAAGCCAATTTTTAATATCAAACAAAGAGTAAAACCTCTCACTGAGAATCAATCAATTGCTTTCAAGGGATGGGATGGAGGTAATAATTTACTCCTTCATGGTATTGCAGGAACAGGTAAAACGTTCATTTCGCTTTACCTTGCTCTTAATGAGCTCTTGCAATCAAATTCAAGATACAATAAAATATACATTATACGAAGTGTAGTGCCTACACGTGATATGGGATTCTTGCCTGGAAACCATAAAGAAAAAACCAAGGTATATGAATCACCGTACTACATGATCTGCAATCAATTGTTTGGTCGTGGGGATGCGTACGATATTCTCAAACTGAAGAATCATGTTGAGTTTATGTCTACGTCATTCATTAGAGGTACTACTCTTAATGATTGTATCATAATTGTTGATGAAATAAATAACATGACGTTCCATGAACTGGACTCTGTTATTACTCGTCTGGGTGATAACTGTAGGGCTGTCTTCTGCGGTGATTTCAGACAGTCTGATCTCACAAAAGATTCTGAGAGAAAAGGTCTTAGAGAGTTTATGAAAATTATCAAAGCCATGCCTCATTTTACATTTGTAGACTTTGGTGTGCAAGACATAGTAAGATCAGGTTTGGTTAAGGACTACATAATTGCAAAAGATAAGCTCGGCATTACGTAATAAGACCTTCGTTTGGGAGGAAGCAGTATTTGAAAAGTTACGTCAAGTAACAGAGGATGGGTACCGTTATTATCAAACACCAGAAGGTGATCGTTATCCTTCCGTAACTACTGTACTATCTTCTCTCACTAAGGATTCAATTCTTGCGTGGAGAAAGAAGGTTGGGGAAGAAGAAGCAAACAAGATAGCTTCCAAGGCAGCCAGACGCGGTACTAAACTTCATACATTATGTGAAGACTATCTACACAATAAAGACGACTTTGCAGATAGTCATATGCCATCAACTGTATCGATGTTCAAGGCAATTCAACCCCATATTGATACAAGAGTTGAGATTGTATATGGAAGTGAGATACCACTCTACTCGAGGTATCTAAAAGTAGCTGGTACGTGTGATTTATATTGTCAGATGGATGGTGTAAGGACTGTTCTTGATTTTAAAACATCATCAAAGAGAAAAGAGCGTTCCTGGATTGAAGGTTACTTCTTGCAAGCTGCAACTTACGCATTAATGATTCAAGAAAGAACAGGTCAAGAGATTTTACAGACCGCCGTTCTAATAGCCGTTGAAGATGATTCTCCACAGCTCTTTACCTGTCATGGGCCAGAGCTTGTAGAATGGAAAAAGAAAGCAATCAAAGTATTCAAAGACTATCATAAAGGAACATGACATGAAAATCAGAACACAAGGTCTGCCTACCACAGACCTTCAAAAACGTGTTCGTCATGCAGCCAAGTATTTTGCATCTAAGCTCATTCCTGATTATCAATTAAAAACTCTAGAAGTAAAAATTATATTTGATCCTATTCGCTGTGCGAGGGATGAGTGCTTGGGTGAGGTGTGGTGGGTAGATAGAAAAGATAAGCCGAGAAAATATACTATGCTTATTGACCCTGCCTCAAACATTGCTAGAGTGCTGGCTCATGAATTCGTCCATATCAAGCAGTACGTGTTAGGACAGATGATTGATCAATCCAAGGGACTAGTAGTATGGAAGAGACGCGTTATTAAGGATGCATCTCATATTGAAGATCGAGCCAAGTACAAGGCTCTTCCATGGGAAAAGGAAGCATATGGAAAAGAAAGAAAATTACTCAAAAAATATAGGAGAGACGTTGATAGGTCCTTACAAATCGGAAGATGTTAAAGACACTATGCGCTCCATCAACACCACTATTTCGCTTCTTCAAACAAGCGGAGTGGAGGATGGATGCATAGAAGGATGTCTCTTAGCCATAGTTTCCCTCAGACACCGCGCTCGTAATGATCGTGTGTCTTTTGAAGCATTGCTGAATGGGTGTCTATCAACTCCCTGGCCAGAACGCTAACCTATTGATTTCATTAAACTTTCTGCTAACCCCTTGATTTTCAAGGGGTTTTTTATTGTGGATTTAATTTCTGAGATAGCATATAATGCAATATCATCAAAGGAGATGTAAAAACGGATTTTGTTACTAACTCATTGATTTTATTGGTGAAAAAAATAGTGGCTTTATTTTCTGAGATAAGCCATAATGAGACAACATTAAGGAAAGGGTGATACGATGTTCGATGACTTCGATGCGCAGATAACCTGCGAAGAGTACTACAACGATCATGATCGCTACGAGTACGAAGTGTTACGTGAAATGTGGGAACAGGAAGAGATTGATTACGTCAATATGCTTCTTCGCGAAGCTGCTGAGATTGATCGCGAAGAAAACAGTTGATTTAATTTCTGAGCGCTACTACAATTAACTTCTATATCATGAAAAGGAGAGACTTATGTCTACAGTTGATTTGGTTTTGGATGGTTTGGATATGACTAATGTGACTTCGCCTTCGCGCGCAGTTCAGATGGCTCGTGAGAAGATTACCTCTGCTCGTGACCCTCTAGGTTTTGCTAACGGTATCATCAAGTCGTTTGGTGGTAACGAAGTGAAGAATACAGATGCAGCTCGCTTGACTGCAACTGCTCTGATCGAAGAAGCAATTCGTAATCGTGAGAACTTTGACTATAAGGTAGTCGAAGATCGTGTGAAAGCTCGTGTGGAGAAACTTATGGAAACTGTTTCGACTCCTACTGTGACTAAGACTGCTCGCAAGCCTCGCGGTTCAAAGCGCGAAGTTGTTAAGCAGATCTATCTCGCTAACAAGGATAAAGCTCAGAAGGATATCGTTCCTCTAGTTATCGAAGCCTTGGGTGTGTCTAAGTACAACGCTTATACATACATCTACCTGGTTCGTAAGGACCTTGGTGAGAACGTTGCTCGTAAGCCTAAGGCTGCAGAGTAATGTAGGGGGCTTCGGCCCCCACCTATTCTTTTAACAGGAGAGTAATATGCGACTGAACTGGATCAATGCTAACACTAATACTGCCGCTATCACTCTCGGTCAGACCGATCGATACAAAGTCATGGTATCGTTTTCGGAGTCATCTGTACTCATGAAGGTGTATGAGGTAGAGAGGGATAATGATTTGCTACTTGATGTATCGAAGCGTTTCGGAGGCCCTTTCCGAGACCCATCGTTTCAAGAAGTACTCCGTCTACTGAATACCGTGAATTCTCGGGAGATTCCCGCCTAATTTAACTCCTTGATTTCATTGAGGTTTTTAGCCATGCGCTAACTCATTGATTTTCAAGGAGTTTTTCTTTGGAAAAACCACAATTTTCGTGACGAAAAACAGTTGATTTAATTTCTGTGATCAGCCATAATGATAATATGATGAATCAGAAAGGACACACAATGTACACATTCGATGAGAACCTCATTTCCGATCTGCACAAAGATGCATACGGTTTCCGTCCTAGTGAGAGCTTCTGGGCTTCGTTCGCAGCGTTTAATCCTGATCAAAAGCAAGCTCTATGGGATTCTATGATTGCCGATTTGCAGTCTGCAATGGAGGAAGATCGCAAGATGGAAGAGCTCGCTATCTCCGAGTTTGAAAAGCGCATCGATGGTAACATCGAGTTGGGTGCAAGGTCTCGCGAAGATGCCATTCGCTGGATCATCGATAGTCTCAAGCTTACAGAGCAGGATCTTTGGTATGGTGGTGAGTATGTTTGTTATAGTCTCGGCTTGCCGTACTCGTACGCCAAGCAGTTTGATGCAGTGCTGAAGGTGGCAGCATGACCGTATACAACTTTACCGACTATGAGTCGATACCTGAGTCGCTAGCATGCTACATGCTAGGAGTAGCAGATGCAGAACGTATCTCGGATATTCCGCTCGATGATATCAACTCGTTTCTAAACGGATTAGAAGAATTTTTGGAGAATGAAAATGCTTAAATTAGCGTATTGTGACTTTATTGCCGATCGAATTAAGAAGAGTCTTGAGACCGTAATGGGTGACTCCCTTCAGCCGGTCAAGCTAACTTCTATCGGCAAGATTGAATGGGATTTGGATCCTGAAAAAGGCTTCATGTTAACTACTGCCAAGAAGATGATTGTGGAAGACTTTCAGGGCAAGAAGTACCTGATAACTGTAAAAGAGGTTTAATATGAATCAAGTTGAGTATTTTACTAGACGCTTTCTTCACTTCGATATCTATACCGACTATTCAGATGATCACTCGGTATGGACACGTGGTCGAGAGGCACGAAGTCAGTTTAGCGGAGAGGTAAAGCAAGCTGATCTCACCCTCGAGGAGAAGCTTGAGATCTATAAGCGTGTTGGTGAACAACACGACAAGATCTATCTTGAAGCTGTAGCTAAGTATGGAAAGACTATCGCACCTCAACCACTTTGGGGTGATGAGAAGGTTAATGACCGTCGCTATTTTGTGATGAGCTATCTTGGATTGGAGAAGAATGATGTTTAAAAGTTCATTCCAATCAACTCAAGAGAGAAAACAGCTCGAAGAGATTATGTCACGTCGATTGGCATATATGGTGTATGAGACTGATATGAAATCTGATGATGTTCGTGAGATTTTTCTAGAAGAATTTCCGGGAGAAGAGGAGTTCTACGAGATAGAGCTCTCTAACCTATTGGATTAAAAGTACATTTTTCCACGGATTTCGTGAAAAAAACCAGTTGATTTAATTCTCGCGTGACGTTATAATGTAATTATGATGATGAGAAAAGGTGATAAGATGGATGTGAAGATTTCTGCCTCTATCAAATACGGCAACTATAAGCGGTTTTTGAAGGGTGCTCAAATGCAGGTTGATCTCTATAAAAAGGTTCTGCCTTTGGCAAAGAAAATCATGAAGCTTCCTAAGAGTGTGTCTCTTGAGGTTCGACCCATCAAAGGTAGTACACAAGGCTTGTACTTTAATGCTCGTCAGGGTATGGAGATTGATACTCGTACTAAGACGCTTGGAGACTTTCTCGTGACGGTTATGCACGAGTTGGTACATGCAGAGCAATATCACACCGGTCGTCTGAAGGGTGGGTATGAATTCGGTAAAGGGTATGTGAACTACTGGAACGGTGAGGCTAATACTGGTCGTGGTAGCAAAGGCAAGACGTATGCTGCTTATCGTAAGTTGCCTTGGGAGGAAGAAGCCTGGGGTCGTCAGGAGAAACTGGCTCAGGATGTGACTAAGATGCTCTTTGATAAGGGTATCGATGTGAATGAGCTTGAGAAGAAGTATGCTGAATGTCGCAAAAAGTAGTGGATTTATTTTCACGAAAAGGCGATAATGTAATTATGATGGTTAACTTGAAAGGAAATACAAATGGCACACATGATTGAAACTATGGCTTATGCAGGCGAAGTTCCTTGGCACGGACTTGGTGTACCAGTACCTGCTGATCTGAGTCCTGCGCAGATGCTCGAGAAAGCTGGTCTGGATTGGAAGGTTCAGAAGATTCCAGCTTATGCTGAGATCAATGGTAAGAAGACCTTCGTTGGTCGTCATGCTCTGGTTCGTTCGAGCGATGGTTCGATTCTGGATACGGTGACTGCAGATTGGAATCCAGTTCAGAATGAGGAAGCGTTTGAGTTCTTCAACGACTTCGTTGCAAGCGGTGATATGGAAATGCATACTGCCGGTTCACTT